TTAAACCGTCTCACTATCCTGAGCAACACCAACACTATCCTCAAACTTATCCAACAAAGCACGCACCTCATTGGTCGATTTCGTACTCATCAATTGATTTCTCAATTCCGCAGCTCCTGGGAAGCCCTTTACATAAATTTTGAAGAAGCGATGAAGCCCTGTGATTGAGCGTGGCAGTACTTCTGCATATTGATCTTGTAAATCAAGTTGTAGTCTTAAAAGATCTAGGTGCTCTTTACTGCTATGCTCTCTTGGCTCTTTTTCAAAAGCAAATGGATTTTTGAAGATGCCTCGTCCGATCATTACGCCATCAATGCCGTATTTTTCAGCAAGTTCCAGTCCCATTTTACGATCAAGGATGTCTCCATTGATTGTTATTAACGTATTGGGTGCGATACGGTCACGTAATTTTTTAATTTCCGGAATTAGTTCCCAATGCGCATCTACTTGGCTCATTTCTTCTCTTGTGCGTAAATGAATAGAAAGGTTCGCAATATCTTGTTTGAAAATGTGCGTTAACCAATCTTCCCACTCGCTTAACTCTTTAAAGCCAAGTCTTGTTTTTACGCTGACAGGTAGTCCGCCCGCTTTTGCTGCTTGGATAAGTTCTGCTGCAACGTCTGGACGTAGAATAAGACCACTACCTTTTCCTCTTGATGCTACATTCGGTACAGGGCAGCCCATATTAATATCAATGCCTTTAAATCCTAACTCTGCCATACCAATACTCATTTGACGGAAATATTCAGGATTATCTCCCCAAATATGTGCTACCATTGGCTGTTCATCTTCTGTAAAAATTAAACGACCACGTACACTTTTCATACCTTCTGGATGACAATAGCTATCTGAGTTTGTGAACTCTGTAAAGAATACATCTGGACGACCAGCCTCACTTACTACGTGACGGAAAACAACGTCTGTCACATCTTCCATTGGTGCAAGTACGAAAAATGGTCGTGGTAATTCACGCCAAAAATTATCTATCATTTCAAATTCAAATCCTCTCACTATGAATACAATTTCAAAATCTCAATTTATAATTTGTGAAAATCAGCAATATTTATTTTAACTAAAATCGCTTATGAATGGTATTTTTGTAAACCAAAAAGCAGATGGTATAGATTTTCCTATATCAACTGCTTTCCTATTATACTAACTTAAGCCAAGCCACACACTCCACATGAGTCGTATAAAGTATATCATATCTTTTGGTGTACCCTATACTACTATAGTGCATTCTTCTGCAAAGAAAATAAATCCAAATTCATTCTTTTTATTTTGAATGAATTTAATTTATTTTAAGTGTGTGGTCATTTTTGTGGTCAGTGGTCAAACGGAGCATTTGGTTTACATGTACTATCTAAACAATATTGATTAATAAAAAATCCCCTTCTGCATATGGGTGCGAAAGGGGATTTTTTAATTAATCTATTCGTTCTACAGATACTGGTTCATAGATAAATAAGAAACGGTGTATATTTACACTAACATTTATAAATCTGAAATTTAAGATATAATTACCTACTTATAGAATCAGATAATATTTTTATTCATAAAACTATTCTTTTGTAAAAAATCATTTAGCCTACACATAGGCTTCGTTTGCAGTTATTTTAGATACTCCCAATACCAATTTAATTTTTAGCCATAACACAAAACACTCCCAAAAACCACCTAATATGCATACTTGCATTTTAAATATGACATATTTGTTAAATATAGGAACATAATGAGATTTCCCTTAATTAAAGGTGTACTATTGATATGTACGAATAAATAAATTACAAAGGGGATATTTATTTATGTTTACAACAAAACAAAAATTAGTAACGGTAGCAACTACTTTAGCTTTGGGATGCGGATTTACTTTCGGTCTAACACCTGCTTCTGCAGCATCAAATGAATCTTCTGCAGATCGCGCTTCTATCTCGTCTGTCGAAAAGTTAAAACAAACACTTTTTACAGGCTATGTCGTTTCTATCGATAATAACTACATGACCGTTATAGATACACCAACGCTAGAAGAGGCACTATTATATCAAGAGAATTGGCAGGACCTAGTAAATAAGGATAAAGTATTAATCGTCCCTGTTCCTGAAGATAATTCTTATACTGTAGAAGATAAATTAAATGTTAAATTTACAATGATGACTATGTCACTTCCACCTATTGCAATATCACCTACTATTGAAAAGGTAACCGAATAATATAGTTAGATTAAAAACAAGGAGTCTGCTCATATAATTTAGCAAGACTCCTTTCTAATTTCACCTCACTTCATAATACCAACCTTTTCGATCCATCCACGTTCTGAATGTACTCAAACCCGGTTCATAGATACTGCCTGTTTGTACGAAGGCATCTACTTCACCCATACATAAGTTTCACTCGCGGTAATATAAAAGGTTTGCCCTTTCGAATTGTGCACCTTATACTGCGGTGATCCATCCACCATAACTTTCTCATCAATGGTAAATCCATACCCTGCATCCACAGTTCCTACAACATCAGCACTACTCCACGAAGGGCGATTACGGAAGTTTAATCCATTTACTTTGGATTCCACTCGCTTCCCTGCTACAGAAGATGAATTTGTGTTCCCTTCTTTCTCAAAGCGAATATACGATGGATCATTGTACACCCATTGCTCTCCACCGAGGTTTAGCCAGCCATCCTTTTGCCCCCACACTTGGTATGCTTCTCCTTTGTTTAACTGGCGAATGACCCCATACGCTGAACCTGCTCCATTGCGAAGATTAACACGGTTTCCTTCTATATATGCGGCACCTGTTTCATTGCTGGAAGGAGGAACTATTGTTGGTTCATCTGAATGACCACCACCGTTATATACGTTTCGCACCCTTTCAATAAAGTAATTCCATCGCCCTTCATCTAACATACGATGTGGACAGTACTTTCCACTCCAGGATTGATGTGTGCGAACTTTATTGATCGGAATGCCATATCGCTTCATGAGCTGAGCAACAACTATGGTCGCATTGTCTTCTGCTTTATAATATCGCTCCCCACCGCTGAGAGAGTAACAGATTTCTACACTGATAGATTTACGGTTACCAGCACCATTATCATCTCCGCAAGCCCATGCATTACGTTCCAACGGAAGACCTTGGATTGCTTCTTTATCATCTACTGCGATGTGGAAGGACACTTGATTATTATTTCGAACCATATAGGCAATTTCATTTTCCGCCGGTGCATCATTATACGTATTATGAACTGTTATATATTCAGGGTTCATCGTATACGGACATTTTGTCCCATATTTATTTGCGTCTACTAGATTTTTTCTGATTTCCATTACTGAACATCTCCTTTGTTTTGTTTATTCTTACCACCTAAAATTTCAACTGCACTGGTTAATGGTTGCGGAAGCGGAATCCCCATACGTCCAGCGTTTTCTAAAATAGATAACAATTCATTACCCATAAAGAAAAAGATGGTCGCTTCCCGAATTGCGCTGTTACTACCAATCGCTGCGTCCAGTTGAGCCGCAACTCCAACCAATAAAAATAGCACCACCTTTTTGGCGATGCCTTTGAAACCTACTTTACTTTTTAATTCTCCGTTGTATCCTGCTGCAATCATGCCAGTTAAATAATCGATAACTGCCATTGTTACTAAGATTTTCAATGTTGCATCCCATCCTCCCAAGAAATACCCACAGAAGCCACCAAACGTAGCTATAAATGCCTTCAGTAATACGTCAATTCGATCCATTTTTCCACTCCTTTTTTAAGCTGCAAAGAAACTTGGGTCCATTCCAAATATCTCTGCAATATCTTCCTCACTTCTATCTTTTAAATACGATTCAGTTGTGGAGATATCCGAATGATTAGCGAGCGATTTTAATTTCTCAAGTGGAACACCTTGTACTTTTAAATTATCTAATCTGCTATGACGGAAACAATGAGGATTGATTTTAAATTCTTTTCCTTCTTTCTCGCATAGCATCTTTGCGAATATCTTACACCAGTAATTAAACACACTCTTATTTAAAAGTTTCCGTTCACCATTCTTATAAACACGCACAAACAAATCTGGAATAGTATCTTTACCTCGTTGATTTATATATAAACGAATGCATTTCTGCACTCGGGGATTGTAATATAATCTAAACTTCTTACCGCGTTTCCCTCGGACCACATTTGTATAATATTGTTCTGTGAGTCCTTCTTTTTGAGCTTGGTAAACTTCATTTTTTCTAGCTGCACTGTAATAAGAAAGCGCCAAATACGTTGCTAACATGTATTTTTCTTGCTCAAGTAATTCATCGATTAACCAATTAATCTGATCCTCATTTATAAATGTGATATCTCGAATGGGATTCTTAGGTAAACCACGTACTCGCGAACCCACATTAAATTCATAATTGTAATCATCATCATCCGCACAAAATTCTAATGCAGACCTTAATGCACTCATTAATCCATTTACACGTGCATTAGACATTCCCATCTCCTGAAAAATAATAGATAAATTTCGAATGTCTTTACGTGTTAACCCAATCAGATTTTTATTTTCGAAGTGTTCATGTATTAGAAACAAAATAATTCGTAAATCCCAATTGTATTGCTGTAAAGTGCTTGCCGCTTTTCCTTGTGCTTTCTTTTCGATTAGAAAATCTTTGACTAGGTTTTTGTTTTCTTGGCTAACATGCTTTTCATAAATTGCCTGGTCTACTATTCGTTTCACACTAATCATCTCCTCAAAAATAAAAGAGAAGCGAAATTGCTCCTCCTGATCTATGAATTGAATTTTTACTCAAAGCCGTATTTTGTTAAAAACGCGCTACTTGACTCTATCGTTATAAAATAATGTGATATAGCATACTAAAGCGAAAACACCCCACACAATCCAATATCGTATAAGATGTTGGATAGGCGTTAAGTCAATTAAGTCCGTGAAAAAAGACATCATGGGCGCTCCTCCTCATTCTGCATCAAACTACATAACTCGCAATCAAATGACATGTCGCATTTACCGGTACTCCATTCACAAACAATCCTCCGCCTTTTTGAATCGTAAACTCTGCTGCGGTTGTAGAACCGGTCACAACCACAACTGGAAATGCAACATCCTGTGGGGGACGAAATCCTTCTGGAAGGGTTGCGAAAATCACCGTGTTCTTGGGATTTCGTATCGAACCCATTACTGTTACAAGCCCTCCTGTTTTCTTATATTTAAGGGGCCTATCCGGTACATTTTCTACTCCGTTTGTTTTTAGGGCTATCCAATCAGTATCAGTTGCTTGTTTAATTGTTCCGTCCGTTCGAATTTCTACCTTTTTGGACCAATCCCATGTATCCCCTTGTTCTTTTGTGGAAGGAGCAAAAATCAGTTCTCCTTGTGCCCCTTTATGAAAAATCGTCTTATAAGAACGACTTCCTAGTACAATGGCATTATCACTCTTAATTTCAAGTAATCCCGTTATGGTATCTCCAGATTTCTTTACAACATCCATCGCATCTATTTGTTTGCTAACGCCATCCACACGCAACTGAATCTGTCCGATTACGCCTTTGAACTTTGTATCTGTTTCATCGACTTTCTTTTGAATATACGGTGTAAGCTCCGCAATCCTTTTATTCGCTTCATCAATCTCTTTCCGATGTCCTTTCACCATTTCAAGAGCCTTATCAAACTCTGAAATATACGTCTCAGATTCTATATGCCCTGTTAACGCATCATGTAAGGAAATCACCAAAAAGTCTTGGGTTGTCGCTCGAAATGTCTTGCCTTGTTCAATAGAAAAGAACGATCGCTTGACCTGACCAGGTGCACTAAACACCTCGGCCGGGAACGTATATGTGAAATGCCCCTTTGCGGCATCTATAATATTTACTCCCTCTTTATCTCGTATAGCGGTATCATCCGGCTTCACACACTCATAAAAAACCGTAAGGTTCGTGAGGGAATAGGGCTCACCACCATTTTTAATGTAGACATCTACCGTATTACTTGCCAAATCCCCCATACGCCCTGTTACGATTAAACTTGTATATTCGTATTTGTCTTTCTGAATATCTAGTACGAATGTTGTTTTCATAGCGTTGTTTCCTCGCTCTCCTCGTGTTCGGGCAGTGGAGACGTACCTGTTAGAGATGTATAGCACTTTGTACAAACATTCTTTTTCGCAAATCCCATATCCAATTCATATAAGCGAGATCCGCGTTTGCACGTTTCAATTTCACATCTCGTCGCAATTCTAAATCGAAGAGTGCCATCCATAGTCCCCCAAACTTCTACTTTATTCCTACCTGTGGAAATGCCTGCGTTATCCAACATATCAAAGGGGATATGAACAAACACGCCACCCTCTTCACGTTCTAAATCTACCAATCTCCCCATAAATGGTGAACCTTCATTTGCTTGTAACGGCATACCCTGTAAATCTTTATATCTATCCATACTTCTCTCTCCTATCCAAACGTATTAAAATGCCATCCACTTGCGTTATGAATGTAAAAACCTACACCAAGGTTGCCATCTCTAAAATGAGCATGCCCCCACTGTCCGTTCCCGTTTCCTCCCAGATTGATACCTTGCGTAGCTCTGATATAGCTGTTGAATTTCACATCTACTATGCCACCAATATCAAATGTTTTTCGATCTCGCGCTACCTGTATTAAGCCATGATTATTCCCGAACTCGAGTCCATCAATTGGCATCGTTCCTGCGTACACTTCCGCACTTTGCGCTTGCCATTCATACATGGAAGGGTATCTCCCTGTTACCAGTTGGATACCTGATACACAAACAGCGGTTCCTTTTGAAATGTCACCATCCGCTGACTCTACTTTCACCACAATGGCATGTTCGTGAATGTTATAATTTTTTGGTATGGTAAAGGTAAATGCCCGGCGCTGAATTTCTCCATAAAAGGTGCTAGGGGCATCAAATGATACTTTTTCCTCATGCCAGATATCATAATGAACGTTATCTCGGTAGGTCACAAAACAAACATGTAATTGCGGTCTTGCGGTGACTCTCGTACCGTTAATCGTGGCACACCTGAAATGTGCGGATAACGTATATATGTTATTCGGGTAAATTCCGTTTTTTACAGTGGTTTCTGGATAGTTAGACCGATCCACACGCGTGGCATTCACCATACGTTCATAGTTGAAATTCAATGTATTATTTTCTATAACTACACTTCCTTGTGGCCTCCAAAGCCTTCCGGATTCAAAATGGCTATAGTTAGGGTTCCCATCCATTACGGGTTTCGGTACACTGGAGAAATCATGGTCCGTAACGAGATTTCTTTTGGCGATCACTGTCGTTTTCAATCCTCTTTCATCTTCATATAAGAAATCTAACATTTTGGCATTCACACCATCTTTTCCGATGGCAACCTTATCATTTTTTAACCAAACTTTATCCGCATCAATCGGGATACCTTCTTGGTTGTTGTTAATGGCATCAATGATGTCATCTTTTTTCACGGTATCCTTATAAAAATTGAGCATTTTATTGTACATCCTACTGAGCTCCGCATTCGGATCTGTAATCTCTCGGTAATCCCCAAATATATACTTGTCTTTTGTCGGATCTGTAAACGATTCGTCTCCGGCAATGACACGCGCTTCCAAGTACAATTTTGGAGTAAACCCTGTATCTTTAATTCGAATCGTATCCCCTTCATCCACCATCTCATGAGATAAACCAAACACTCGTCCCATTGCTTCCGCTTCCACCTCATAAGAGACCGATGCATTCGCTCGTTTCTTCATCTCGATTTCCATTAACGTTAGGAGGCGCTTGGGTGTCATATCTTGGTCTTCTGTTTCTGGTGAATAAAAGCCGAATTTTTGTTGCCCTTGTTCATGCCAACGCTGAAACGCATCATGATCTACGATGTACGGAATTCCATTGTTGATGCTCTCAATGGTAATGAGCTCGTCTCCTTCACCTTTGACAAAGCCCACAAGGGCTGTACAGATCTTCTGAGAATTTTCTATCCGCCTGATTCCTCTTAAATCCTTCCCCAGTTCTACCTCTTTCCCTGCGTCTCTCCCTCGCTTCTTCACCATATCCACATAGCGCCCTACAATGTGAGAACCGACAACCTCTACACGATATTGGATTTCTAAATCGAATAGGGAAGCAATTTTCTTTAAAAGCGTAAGCGGATCGATAAACGCATCGATAGTCATCGTGTGGAAACCTGCGTATTCCGTTCTCCCTCGTTTCCACTTCGTCCCGACTAAGGCCATGTCTATATATTTGTTAACGGTTTGTCCCTCGATTTTTTGCGGTTTAATCATGTTTGCTTTCGCTAATTGAATCCATTCTCCTGATGCATACACCGTGATTGCTCGGTCTTCTGAATTCTTTTCCGCTTCGGTGATGACATAAGGGAGAATTCGGCCATCACGTACTTCTTTTAAAACGAGGTTTTGTTGTTGTAATGTAATAGCGTGTTCCGTACCATCAAAAACTGTGAAATCCAATGTATCAATGTTATTTTTGATTTCCCAATGACGCTTATCGTCCCAATAATCTTTAGACTGAATAACGGATACAATTTGGTCTGTTTTAAAATCGACAACATGTAGCTCTCCACTCGGTGTCCTCATCTATATCGCTCCCTATAGGTCACTTTCGCCCTTCCAATATTCGGGGGCATGATTTCTAGTTTGTTTTTTCCTTTATGAATGATAGGGAAGCTGCTAAAAAGGTCTTTTATATTACTCGCGCTCTTTCCCTCGATGGTGACCAAACTTCGTTCCGTATCTACTACAATCTTGTCACCTTTATCCGCGATGTATGGTAGGTTGCCTTGTGTATTCATATTCACTTTCCATATTTTCAAATCATCAATACTCATATCTTGGCAGAACATGTTGTTAGAAAATTGGCAGATACTAATTTGAACTTGAGCGACTTTGCTCATATTTGCCTTCTCTTCATCTACCCACACGACAAATCGCTCCGAATCATCCGTCTCCGTTCCGGGTAAGAATTTAGAAATATACGCTTCCCACCTATTTCCTGTTCGAGCTAACCACAACCGGCCACGATACTGATTCCAAGTAGTAGGATAATCACCCGACTCATTAATGAATACCTGACCCTTCGGTTTTGTACGATTTCCAACGGAAGCAAATCCAGTGTTTTGTTCCGCTTCCCAATGCACATCACTCATTGAGATACGAGAGACATAATCACCGTTTTCATCCAGAAGTCCAATTTCCACACGTCCCATTTGGTCCCAGTGCCAACTTCTTACGCCGACATACGCTTGCATAATGAAATCTTGTAAAGGCCCCTGCGGTATGTTTTTCTTCGCAATACAACCGTGCCATCCTTTAATAGAAGGCTCTCCCAGATACTCAGGGATGAATCTATATCCGTCTGATTTAAACTTACCGCCACCCACCATATCTTCACTTTTCGCAACGTCAGTCCAACCTACAGTCGTTGACATCTCATCCCACATCACACGTTGATTCCGCTCGACCGGGGCTTGATTCGCTTTTAATGGATAACCAATGCGGAAGTAATCCTCTCCGTTCCATACATCAAAGAATGTGGATGGTTTCTCCACTTCGACTTCGATGATTGGATGGGATTCTACTGTACCTGGGTTTGTAACATTCGCAATCAATCCTCTACCATCAAGGTTGAAATCTACTGATTGCCGCGCGCCTAATTTATAAGGCATGGGACAAATAAATGTAAGAACCCCTTGCCCTATGCTCACAAGCTCATCTGGATCAAACCCTTCATCCACTACAGCTACATATGTTCTATCCGGCTCCGCATCGAACACTAATTCTTTTTCAGATTCGGTAATTAACCAGCCTGCTAAATCCTCTTTTACTTTTTGTAAGTCTGTACCTCTATCTATGATCCCGACAGGGACATGCAACACTCTCATTCCCGTCTGCGTGTGTAATAAGCGTGCTCCTGGGTAATGTGGAACCTCTAATACATTTCTTTTGATGGGCGCCCATGCAGGTCTTTTCCACCCTTGTAAAATTTGAATATAATTTTTTCGTTTATTATTGAATGTAAAAGAACTCATTTCAGCATCTCCCTTTCATATAAATCAAAAAGAAACCCCACTTTTAAAAAGCAGCGTTTCTTTCTTCTTCTCGTTTTTGATATTTTCTTACATAACGGAAACTACCTTTCCCAACGCCTTCACCATCTAAATGAACAGGCACTTCAATCACGATATCTCCCTGTTGAGCCACAATCATATTTCTATTTGTTTGCATACTGTTTGCCACACTACTATATACACCATTCACAGCGGAACGAACATCAGAAAAGCGCCCCATTGAATTCGCCATCGCGCTCCGCATATCACCGACTAATTGATTGATAGAGCCTGTAATACCCAGTGATCGTTCTCTTGATGATAATGGCGTAACTGTGATTGAATTCCCCCTTTTCGTGAATAATTCAGGACCCGCTTCACCTGTGATAAATGAGCCGTCCCCTACAGGTTTTCCACCTTTCGCAAGCATTGGTACATGTGGAATAGTTGGAGCGCTAACGCCTGGTATTGTATTTAATAATTCTGCTGGTGTGTTAAAACCATCAATAAACTTATTTATGATGCGAATGATTCCGTTAATAGCTGTTCGGATACCACTTTTAATTCCATCCCATACGCCTAATACCGCTGACTTCATTCCTTCGAATGCTCCACTCACAGCATTTGTTACCCAACGGACAGGAGTCATAATGGCATCTTTTAATCCATTCCACACTGAAGATGCGGTGGACTTAATGCCCTCCCAAATACTCGAAAGCGTGGACTTAATACCATTCCAGATACTACTGCTTGTGCTACTAATCATATTCCAGACAATAGAAATAGCTTCTTTGATGTTATTGAATACCGAACTCGCCGTGGAAACAATTGAGTTCCATAAACTAGAAAGATAGCTTTTAATAACGTTCCATACCGCACTTGTTGTAGAACGAATCGTGTTCCATGTATTTACAATCCAGTCTTTTATTGAATTGAATATTGGTATTACAAAAGCAACCAATCCGTTCCAGCACGACTGTAAGAAGTTTTTAACTGTATTCCACACTGTCATAGTTGCGGTGCTAATTGTATCCCACACAGTGATAATCCAAGACTTAATCGTTTCAAAAATTGGCATTACAAAAGCTACAAGTCCATTCCAACAGGAAACTAAGAAATTCTTAATCGTTTCCCATACAACACTTGTAGTAGAGCTAATTGTATGCCAGCATTCAGAAATAAAATTCTTGATGCCTTCGAAAATGGGAGTAGCAAAGTACAAAATAGCTATCCAAATCGCTTGTAAGTATTGAGAAATAAATCCCCATACCGCTTGTACAACTGTTGAGATTCCTTCCCAAACCATCGTGAAGAAATCAGCGATACCTTGTAGAATTGGCGTAAGGAACTCAACAAACCCATTCCACAAGTTAACAACAAACTCTGTTATTCCTGTCCATATCTCTGTGGCAGTTTCCGAAATGCTATTCCAAGTATCCGTGAAGAATGTTGCAATACCAGTCCAAATTTCATTCGCTGCATCTGTCATGTTAGACCACAATTCTGTAAAGAAAGACGCGATACCTTCCCATACCTCAATCACAGCGTTTTCTACACCACTCCACAACTCCAGTAGATAACTAGAAATGCTACCCCAGATTTCTGATGCTGTATCCTGTATACCTGTCCACAACTCGGAAAAGTAATCCTTTATTCCTTGCCATATTTCAATTGCTGATTTTTTAATGGATTCCCAAGTTTCTATAAAATATTTCTTTATTTCATCCCAGTAGACATAGATTGCTACTATCGCCGCTACAGCTGCTATAATAGCGGCTATGACACCACCGACAACTAACGCACTTACACCAAGTACCGCTCCAATTGCGGATAAAGCACTTAAGAGGGAACCTATGATGATTAATAAAGGACCAATCGCTGCAACAATTAATCCGATAACAACGATAGCCTTTTTAGCTGGATCTGATAACTTAGAAAAACCTGCAGCTAATCCTGTTAGTTTCTCAGCCATAGACTTGATAATAGGCGCTAACGTTTCACCAAATGAAATAGCTAGCCCTTCTAGGGCTGATTTTAAAGAACGAAACGCACCACCAAGACCACCTTCCATCGTTTCTTTCATTTCTTTTGAGGTACCTTGACTATTTCGTAATTCTCCCTCTAATTTCTTAACACTAGAGGTTCCTTGCTCAAGAGCGATATTTACGCCACGCATGGCTTCATCACCAAAAATAGCTGAAAGGGCAGCATCTCGTTGCGCGCCTGTCATTCCTTTTGTAGCTTTCTCTACATCAACTAAAATGCTAGTCATATCACGCATATTACCATTCGAATCGTACACAGCTACTTTTGTATCACCAATCGCAACTGCACTATCTTTCGCGTTTTTCTTCACATCCCGTAGCATAGAAGAAAGCGTAGTTCCGGCAGAAGAACCTTTGATACCTGCATTTGCAAACGTACCTAAAAGGGCATTCGTTTGTGACAAATCCATATTACTCGCTTTCGCCGCAGCACCACTATATTTCATCGCTTCACCTAGCATTAAAACGTCCGTATTCGTACTACTCATTGTTTTAGCAAAAATGTCAGTCGCTTTTTCCGCTTCACTCGCATCCATACCAAATGCGGACATCGTATCTGAAACAATATCTGCAGCTGACCCTAGATCCATAGCGGCAGCACTGGCTAAATTCAACATCGGTTCCGTTGCAGACATAATTTGATTTGTATCCCAACCAGCAAGTGCTAGCTTTTCCATACCAGATGCCGCCTCAGAAGCACTAAATGCTGTTGTACTCCCTAAACGTTTTGCTTCGTCGGTTAACGTCTTCATGTTTTTCTCTACTTCTTTTGTGGTAGTACCAAGTTTGTTCCCCATTGTAGCTTGTACTTTTCTCATCCCATCATCAAAACTAGTGAACACCGCTGTTGCCGCTGTACCTGCAGCTGCTATAGGTAACGTAACATGCGTACTCATACTCTTCCCCACGTTACCCATTTTGTCGCCTAATTCTTTAACAGATTGATTCGCTTTCTCAGCGCCTTTAGATAGTTTTTCTAATTCTTTACTCACATTTTTTATTGCATTACCATTATCCACAGTTTGCAGTGTACGCCTTAACTTCTCTACATCTGTACGAGCACCGAATGAATGCTTAGCAATTTTATCTAACGCTTCATTTAACTGCTGAGAAGATGCGGTACCGTTTTTTATAGCATTCGTTAACTTCACTCCTAGTACATTGGAAAACTGATCTATACTTGTTCCTGTAGCCCTAAAGAACGTTTGCATCTGCTTATTTGCTTCTGCAGTCTTCTTTTGCTCGACTGTCACACTCGTTAATTTTGCTTTTAATCCGTTCAATTGCCCTTGTGTCATGACAAGTTCACGGTTAAATTCTCGGTACTTCTCAGGTGAAATCTTTCCCACGGCAAATTGTTGATTCACTTGTGCTTGCGCGGCTTTTAACCCTTTTAATTTCTCTGAAGTAACAGCGATTTGCTCTGCAAGTATTTTTTGCTTCTGCGCAACTAATTCCGTATTACCAGGGTTAAACTTTAAAGATTTCTCTACTTTTTTTAATTCATTTGTTAATTTTTCGGATTGTTTATTTACATCTTGAAGAGCTTTTCCTAATTTGGTCGTATCAGCACCAAGTTGGATTGTAATCCCTTTAATTGATTTACTCATGTATTCACCACCCTAACAAAAAAGAGCACCGCACCTATGTGCAGCACCCTTTTAAAATGCATCGAAATCCGATTGGTTCGCTTTTCTACTATCATCCTGCTTACCATCTGGATTCTTCATGCTTGTATATTCATGGATATAATCCAGACACATGCCAATCGTCATATTCTCTAGGTCTAGCCTGGTTAATTTACAGCTATAGCATAAAGCAAGGAAAGTTTCAGCGGTAATCTCTTCACCACGTATCGTCCTCCCTTGCCCGTTGCTTGTTACTTTTTTCTAGTCGACATTGTTTTTACAAGTAATTCTTGCACTTCTGCGACAATATCGAAAACAGGGAATTCATCAAAGGAAGCTAACCAAGTAAACTGTTCAGAAATATTCGGATCAGCTTCTTTCGCAAAAATATAAATCACATTGTAAAGTACACCTGTATCCAATCGATCTAACTTTGTGTAATCCATATTTTGAATATCCGCTAATTCTTCTAGCGCTCCTAATTTTAAAACATCTGCAAAATAATCCTTTCCAAACTCAGCGCCATATCGTATAGGTGTGGCACCCGTCACTTTTAACTGAATGTCTTTCCCATCAATTACAATCGTTTTATGCATGATTTCTATCTCCTATCCACTTACTTTGAAGTTTGCGTTTGTTTTGGCGTTGCTTTCTTTTCGTACACTTCGTTATACCAATTATTATAAATCGTATCTGGTGTACCTACTGTAGTAGAAATCTTTGTTTTATAATTATCCGGACGTGGTGAAGCTACTAATTTCAATTCCGTTTTATTCGGCTCTGTTTTATCTCCCTTTGTAGTAGAAGCTACACCAGGACGAGAAACAGTGACATAATACAGCAAATGACGTACCGCTCTTACATCACCATCAAATTCGAACATCATTGCAATTTTTTTCGTTTTCGCATGTGAAGATTCTATTAACACTTTATCCTCTTTGTCTAATTCTTCTCCTAACACTTCTGTACGAAAATGTTCTGTTGGTTCAGCAATCGTGAGAGCACCTTCATACCCTTGATTGACAGATTCTGAATAGTAAAGACCGTCATCCGCATCGAATGTCATTTCATCTCCTTTCGGATCTAATTTCAATTCCACTGCACCTAATTGTTGAAATACTTTACCATATGTGATGTTTCTGAGTTCATCTTCTTCCACAATGGCATATCTTACATTTTTTAAACCAAACGTAACTTTGTTCATTTATAGTACCCTCACTTCGTATATTTTTTGAAAGACCTTTTCTGACTCTATATATACATCTGGTCCAGAACGATATGGAATTTCATATTTATCTAGCATGTTCTCAAGTGCTTCTTCTACTTTTACATCTTTCTTGGTTGTATATAACTCAATATTGATATCATTTATTTTTTGATGGACCTTATTGTCAGCCACCATATGAGGTGAGCCATCCACAAGGAAACAAATATAAGGTGGTTTCGTTGCTTCTGTGAAATGCGAATAAGCCACAGGATAACCTGTCGCCTTCAATATGTTCATCAATTCCATGATTGTCATCGTTTCACAACTTTCTCTACACGCTTCCTATATTCCTCATTGGCTTTTTGTTCAACAGGTCTAATGTGTGGAATACCGGGGACCCTACCAGTCCCATTCGCCTTCGCATGCCCTTTCTCCAGCAAATGCGTTCGTTGGTAATGTTTAGCGTTGTGGATGACAACACCTTCTTCCGTCTTTTTCGCTCTCCATCCCTTTCTGTATTCACCTGTTAACTTAGGGTGATCAAGTCCTTTTAAAGTTTTAACACCATCTTTAGCCACTTCCATTTGAGCTTTTTCTACGCCCTCCTCCACTTCTCTTGTATATTGCTGCATATGCTTTACAATTTCAGTTCCTAAATCTTCAATTCTAATCACCTATTTTCACCTCACAATAAAATCCCATGAAATCATTCATTTGGTACACGCACACGTTCCTTAGCAATAATTGTTAAAGTTTGATACATTTCATCATCATTCATTGGCGGTTCGATAATATCAAAGGTTCTAAGTCTTGCTTTATCCTTCAAAATAATTCGCATTAATTCTGTAATACCTGTTGTATAAGGAATTACAAACCGATAAATTCGTGTGGCCTGTGAAGCTGAAGCTTCAATGTACTCCGAACCTTTTACCGTTTTTATCATCGCCCATGCTTTTTTTACCTCTTGCCAATTACCTGTTTCAACTTCTTGATTCAATTCATCTTTTATTACTTCAGGTTGTTCAATGATAATTCGATTCCTAAAATCACCTGTATTCAGTGGTTTTTTGTACTGAAAAGGACGCATATTAATCACCGTCCAGTTTGATTTCTTCTAATGCTTTATCAATGCCTAAACTATTAATCTGGATTAAAAAATTCTTATCAAAATACTCTAAGGCATCGTTATAGACATAACGAGAGCGTTCAAAGACTAACTCCTTAAACACCTCGTCATTAGCAAGTTCATACTCACCACAAACCCTAACTAAATCTTTATTGGATGCAAAAAGGATTCGTTTTAGGTTATCGTCTTCCTCATCACCTAATCGCATTCTATCTTTGAATTGTTGTAATATTTCGTTTGAAATTACCGTGTCCATTCCCATCATTCCTTATTTCGTTTCTGGTGGAGTTGGTGTTTCTTCCAGTTTTAATGTGTAAACTTGTGAAGTGTATTTATCCTTTGGTTTACCTGTAGCGTATTGTTTCGCAATATAAACAGTCGCATCTTCTAAAGCCAATGTTTCTTCATATTTCTTGATTGGTTCTGTTCCACCCATAGCTGCAACATACTGCCCCTTAACAAAGAATAATACTTTTCCTTGAGGTACAAATACTGATTCTGTAAGGATTGGGTTAAATGGCAAGCTAGTGACATATACACCTGCGGCATTTTGAATCGTCGCATTTGCTTGAATATCAAAAGTATCAAATGGATTCGTTACCATGACTACTTTACCAGCAATATTTTTTGGTCGGTCTGCATCTGAACCATCAGCATTTAATTTTTTAGCTAGTAATTTAACAACGCCTTTTAATTCATTGATTGTTTTGCGACCTGGTTCAAACGTTAAAGTGCCTACTGGCTTTTTATCTGGATATACTCCATTCACAACGCTTCCACTTGGATCTTTTAATAACCCGATAGGTTCATTTTTACCTGTACCAGCTACAAATCCACGCTCTAAACCTACTTTCATCGCTTCTGTAATCATTGTACGAACATAACGTTCTACCCATACAGGTCCAAGTTTCAACATGTCATTTGCTAATGGAATAAACGCTGTTAATTTAAGTTGGGAAATACTATCTTTACGGAATGTAGCATTTAATTGCCCTTTAATCCCATCAAATAACGGTCCCCATACCGCTGCGCCTTCTGGATCTCCGTAAATAAATTCTGTTACAGCACCTAAATTCTCTAAACCAATATGTTGTAAGAAAGGATGATCTTCAACTAAATCATCAAAGATTCGTTCCTGAGTCGTTTTTGGCAATGTTTCAGTGGACTTAAAGCCGCCTTCCTCCACAACTGCATTAAAGAACTTCATTTCCTCACTTGTTAATACATTAGCGCCACGAGATTGCATAATTGAACGATCTACCATTGATTCATTTACTTGATTTAAAATATCTGAACGAACATCTGTAGCAAGTGCTTCAATCATAGAATTCAATGCTACCGATTGCTCTTCTGCTGTACCTTCCTGAGTCGCTTTCGCAAATGCTAGTTTCTTTTCTTCGAAGTTATTGAATTTAATCACCATATTTTATTTTCCTCCTACATTTAAAAAGAGCGTACTCAGATTCTGTTTTGTATGAACAGGTTCTTGAATAGGCTCTTTTGGATTTGTATTCATTTGTAAATCATTCAGGATTTCATTTTTTAACCCTGATAAAGCCGCGTTTAAATCTTCTTTTGTAATTCCTTGTGATTTACCCTTGCTCAGTGTTCCATTTCTAAAACCATCGATTACTTTTTGCGGAATCATGGAAGAATTGGCACTTGAAGCTGTCATTTTAACTGGGTTTTCCATAAACATAATTTCATCCACAAAATTATGCTCTAACGCTTGTTGTGGACCCATCCAAGTTTCTTCAGCCATCATATGAAGTAGTTCTTCTTCCGATTTACCACTTTTAATGACATAAGCATTTACAAGTGTACGATCTGTTATTTTTAACATCTCTGCCGCTTTTGTCATATCACGATGGTCTCCACCATTCCACATTGAAGCATTATGAATCATGATTTGTGCTGTAGGTGAAATGCGGACCTTATCACCAGCCATAGCAATAATAGAAGCTGCACTTGCTGCTAAACCAACAATTTGAACTTCCACATGACCAGAATAATTTTTTAATGCCGTGTAAATTTCTGAACCTTCATCTACATAACCACCTGGGCTATTAATTGAAACAATTAAATCCTCACCATTCGCATTATCTAGCTCTTTTGAAATCTTACCAGGACTTGTAGCATCCATTTCAAACCAATCATAAATCCAAACTTCATCATTAGAAATAATTGGTCCCTTCACATCAATTTTCACCGTCATTTTCTTTCTCACCTCCTTCGGATTCATCTAATTTTTTATAGTTTTTCGTAATATGATGAATATTGAGATTCGGATCATCTGAGTATTCATATCCAACTTCTAATCGAATTTCATTCCCTGTAAATGCACTTGAAGAAATGAGTTTATCGATACTTGTTGCAAGATCAAAAATGCTTTGATAAGAAACGGCCTTCACTTCAATTTTTTGTCCTGCAAGATACTCTCTCATTTCGAAAAACTTCACGTTTGCTTCATCTGAAATCTTTTTTAATAAAGGTCTCACTGTAAAGAGCATGTAGTTTTTCGTTTGTTTTTCCACATCAGCCATTTCTCCATATAACAAAGCTGTTGGAATTCCGATAGCCATTGCGACTTGGTTTAAAAAACCATTCGTTACTTTATTAATTTCTTCCACACTTTGTCCAGAACTTCCACCACCAGACGAAGTCTCACTGAATGTAAAACCTGGTTGTTGAGGTACAATTGCAATATCTTTTTCTCCAAATGCTTTATACATTTTCTCCACAAACTTTTGCAATTTCCCTCGACCTTCTTCAGTCTTTGCCGTTTGAGCTTCTATATCTACTACACCACGAATTTGATTTTTACGTTTTTGAGAACTTAATATCCGCCCAAATAAATCACCATAATCAGTGAACAATCCATCAATTAGAGGTGACAACTTGTCATTACGATATTTCAAATGAATCACTTCACTTTGTCTAAATGAACGTTTAAACTCATAATCTTTTACTATTACATTTGTAAAAGTATCTTCAAATACGGCAAACTCATTATGTTGAAAATAATCCGCAATAAGTAAGTCGCTATCATCAGATTGAATGACTAAACACTCATTTTCATAAATTAATTTACGAATTAACTTTTCCCAAAAAGTGCTTGCTGTCATATTCTTATTCGGTCTAACATTCAATCGATAATACAGTTCATCTTTTAAAAATTCATCGCCATTTTTAACTCTGAACTCTGATTGACTAATCGTTCTACCTAAAAAAGACACACATGTTTCTACAGCCAGTCGCTTCATATGAACCCTATTTGAAGTTTCTGATACTATATCATCATCGTACATATAATCTAATTCTTTATTCCTATTAAACACATTATCAAGCCACCCAATTGTAATCACCCCCTTAAAAATCAATTTCATCTAGCATAAATTCAACTTCTTCTTCAAGAATGTTGTCTGCTTGCCATAAAGCGTGAATAAAGGCTTGGAATCCATCCGTCTTCCTTTTAAATTCATCTTTTTTCAGATATTCTTTGTTTCCATCTTTTTTGATATGAACGTAGACATTGTTGGTATACCAACGCATCAATGGATTATCACCAAAGATAATTTGTCCATTTGCAAATAAGGTTTCAACTCTTGGAGCTAATAAAGAATGAATAGCTTTTGGGTTACGAATATATAACAATGTAAAACCTTCTGCTTCGAGTGCTGTTTTAACAAGATCCAAACGGAATGTATCCGCAACAATCGTATTCACACCATACATTTCACGCATTCTTACGAACCAATCAACTATGTGAGAAATATTAATTACAGGTTCATCCACAATAGTTAGTAATCCATTTTCAGCCCATTCATAAATAGGAGTTTTTAACTTCACTTTATCCAAGAAGCCTTTTCGTACAAAGGAGTGAGTTTTCCAAATATAATTTTCTCTATGTTTAAAAAGGAGTCCCACTGATGCGAAGTCCTTGATACTAGCATAGTCAAGACCACCCACAGCAACTTTATGTGTTAAATCTGGTATTTCTCTCAATGTTTCTCCATCTTCTTCATAACCTGTACGCATGATTTCTTCCCATGGAGCTACAGCCTTTGTTAAATCTACTTCTGGTACATTCATTCTCTTCGTCATGAAGTTTTCTCTGTTAGACGGATCATTTTCAAGATTCTTATACTGACGCATAACCTTCTTAAACAATCCCCTAGCATATTGACCCATAGGCTTACTAAACATCGGATTTGCTTTTTCCCACATATCTGGATTGTCTACTTCTTCCGTGTTATCAAGCTTGCAAATAAAAGGGAACAACCTATCTTCTTTTTCCTTCCCTTTCAAGATATTCATTGCTCTCTCTTTCATTTTGTCAAGATAACCTTCACGAACGAATCCATCTGTGGTAATAAAAAATTCCCTAGAGTTAGGCACTTTACCTAAACCACTAGAAAATACTTCTACAACATCGCTATTTTCATATCTGTGTATCTCGTCATAAATCACACACCCATCTCGTAATGAGTCTTTACTTCCTGCATTAGATGTATGAAATTCAAAAGTTGAGCGAGTCGCTTTGTTTGTTATTAATTGTTTCGTTGATACAAATAGTTCATCTAATATCTCATGTTTTTTATTCTTTTCATAAACATCTATAAAAGAAGTTTTAGCTTGCTTTTCTGTATTCGCAACTACTGACACGTTATAGTGCTCAATACCATGCAACTCGCTAATAAAAAAGTGCGTCAATGCACTAATCAATCCATTTTTACCAGCGCCCCTTGCCATCATCCAAAAATGCTGATCAAAATAAACATCCTCGTATTCATCAAACAAAAATACAAATGCTATTAAAAATTTTTGAAAAGAATTCAATGTAAAATGCCATTTTTCTATGAAAGTTACACATTTATGAATTAAATCCGTATCGAAATGTAAATCATTACGAGTTAATATGTCTTGTTTTAGAAAAGTAAGCAGCATGATGCGTTCTTTATTTAATAATACTGCTTCTGTTTCATATCGTTCTATATATTCGCTTACATACTTATGGCTAATCATATTAAATCACTTGCCGAATATTTCTTCATTTCTTTTTTAGTACTTCCTTCTGGCAACAAATCCGTAAGCTGTTTGATGATTCGTTGATAGGATTGATCACGAGTATTATAGAATCGGGCAACAGGCCTCTCCCTTTCATATGGCTCTGTCTTATCAGATTGTGAGAACAATTCGTAGTCACCATTCTCAGATATATCCACCCACATCTCATCTAACAAAATTCGTAATCTTGCCGCTTGAATAATCAATCCCTCGACCACCTTTAATTTATTAGGTGGGATGTCTTTAAATAATCTCTTCAAACGATTTTTTTCCTTGTTAACTAGCATCTCACGCTCATCAATGTCCGCCATACTATCACCTCGATTCAATCACTTTTTTTAACAGGGGAGGGGTCCTATGCGATACAGCTTAAAAATCTGGAAAATCGACCCCCTCCCCGGTGCCCCTAAGACGAAAAAAAGGCGAAAATAAATGAGGGGGGGATTATTATCGAACCACTTTCACCACTTTTCATCGTTTTCCCATTTATTCGGTTTCTTTTCGAAGAATCTTCCATGTTCTTTATTGTGACAATCCACACATACTGTTTCTAAATTATCTATTTCTAATGCAAGCTCTGGATGATGTTCGAGTTCTTTTATATGATGGACAACGAGCTGTATCTTCTTGCGCTTTGCACCCTCACTGTATTCATTCGTGTCTGTTTGTACTCGACCATTTCGTTTACACTCTTGACACTCATAGTTGTCTCTCTTCTTTACTTGTTCTCTTAACCGTTTCCATGCTCCACTGTCATAGAACTTACGCTTCTGTTGTTTCGTTTTGTAGTCTTTCATCGTTCCTTCTCAAGCTCTTTCTTCTTATGAAACTTACCCGCAATCTTCATCGTTACTAACGCTGGCCAAACAGGTGTGAAGAGGCAAATAAGAAATAACGTTACGACAATCGTAATCATCTCTTTGCCTGACTCTTCCTCAATATCTTTCAAAGCATCACGTAAAGCAGATTGCATACCGAATGAAATATATACCATTCCGACAATAAGATAAGCTAACAGCCATAGCATTCCATCTTACTCCTTTCTCAGTCTTCTTCACAGCGTATTAAATCATTAAGTCCGACTACCATCCACTAGAATCATACTTATATCCTCTCGTGAACAATTCTTACGCCAAGTTTTTTGAGCGAATCATACCATTTACTTTCATAAAATACATTCTCCTGATAGTTACCACAAAGAATGATGAACAAACTACGATGAGAAATACCATCTATCGCAAATGGTCTATTACTTAGAAACTTCACTTGGAAATTTTCATATTGGTATTTATCTTTTATACGTTTCCAGTACTCTTTCGCTTGCTTTACATTGCCAGCGATAACTACTACTCTTTCTGGATTCGTTTGTTTCCCACATACCTCGCAAGATCTACCATACATTGAGGAACGAGATGTATTAATCTTCTCTCTATGTCTACATGAATCGCACTGATAGGTTAATGTTTTCCTTTCCAACATCAACCTCGCTCCTCATTGATGAACTTACGTTCCTTTAGTGGATGGTTGTGTTGAATAATTTTGCTATTACATCGTTCAGACTCATCATCAAAAAATTCCAGATGAATATATGTGTTATTCCTGTCATCAAATACGCTTGTCTTCCAATCAAAGCTAACTCTTATTCTCCCTTTTATTTCTTCACCTTTGTAAAGTACAGTCGGTACAGCATTAATATCTGGTAATATGATTTGTAATAAAGGCTCTTCTTTACCTTTTATATCGTCTGATTGTTTGTACTTTCCACCTAACTTCCACACATCTATAAAAGCACCTTTACATTTCGGACAAACCGTTACTTCTTGATAGTTATCTTTTGGTGATTGATACATTTTAATTCGATAGTCACAAACTAAACAACATCTAGAAACTTTACTCATCTAAACTCACTCCTTCTCTTTATTACATGCAACACGTTTGCGCTTATCTTTCCCTAACAACAAACAAGACGCTACCCAGATTACGGCAGCGCCTAAGATAACTTTCCTTTTGTAAGTGTTCCATCAGAAATCTGTAACATAGACTCCGCAACATCCTTAGCCGTTGTACTCGTACGGCTTCCTAAATTTCGTTGAAATTGTAGGGTAGCTTCAGCTATTGCTCTACTATCTAAAGTCAAAGGCACATTACATTCAATCGAATCAACCTTTTTATTAAACTTCCCCATAACCTTTTCTAACTTCTCCAACGCTTCTACACATTCATTAGCAGCTTCTGTTACTTCCTTTATTTGTATTAATGCGTCTGTTGTATCTGCACTTACTTTAATAATTAATTTATTTTTAGCCATTTTTTATTCCTCCTGTTCAATGACAAATAAGACGCTTCAAAGATTACAGCGCCTACACATTATTATTTTATTTTTCTTTATTTATGCATACCATCAAATCCTTACCCATGACAAAAAGCACAGTCCTCCTGAGCCCATAGGATTAAACCGTGCTTTAAGCAAAAACATATACATACATCCATAAAATAAGATAACATAAACTAGTTTGGTGTTTCCGCACCTTTCAACGTACAGCGACTTACAGATTTAAGCATGTTGAATAATTAAAAAAGTAATTATTTGTTCTGCTGTACGCTCAAAGGAAGGGAAACCCTTCCCTACACGCTAACAACTTTTATAGAACTAGGTTTATCAAGAATATATAATTACGGACCTCATCGTCTCTATATATTCTTGATAGTAATTACTATAACAAAATTACTTTAATTAGTTGTGACCACCATGTGATAACATTCTGAATACTGCGTGAACTATAAAACTCTATGCTATTACTATAAACTTTTTTAATAGATAACACCGATAAAACTTACTGTAAGAAAAGCACCCGAACGGATACTTTAAGATCAATGATTTGTTTACACTTCGATTACGGTAAATGAAGTTTTATTCTTCTTTCAGCTAACAACCACGACAGACAGTATCGGCAAACTTATCCGGTTTCCCTCATTCCATCTACCTAAGATATTATTAGCTCAAAGAAGAGCAAAAGCTCTCCTTAATAACGGTACCATTCAATCAGTACCATCTGCTGGTTTCGGATTTTATGTGCCGTTATTATGAAACCGTTTAAACAACATATATTATAAAGAAATTTTATGAGTTGTGTTTTCCGCCACTTCTCACAATACAAATATAACACGATAATTCCAAAACAACCGGCACATTTCCTGCCAAAAAGCGGCCACGACTCTGCCACTTATTTTTTTATCAATATCTCAATTTCCTCTTTGCAACTGTTTTACCCATATACTTAGTTTTTGGCAACTGACTTACTACCACATTATCCTTTCATTCAATTACCCATATCTTATATTGTGTGTCATTCACCAAAACGCTGCATCCCCTGTTATCACTGTTTTGATAAGACTTCCTTTTCTCAATTACACAGTACGAAATTTATGGGTAATTAGTAGAAATATAAAAAGAAAAAGCAATGATTAGATTTTAAATCTGCTCATTGCTTTATCCATTGCATCTTGGTTTACTCCGATATACCGTAACGTTACTTTTTCACTTGAATGGTTAAAAATCTCCATTAACAAAGCTATATTCTTCGTCTGCATGTACATATGATACCCATAGGTCTTTCTGAGTGTATGTGTACCGATTTCATCCAATCCAAACTCCGCCGCTGTACTTTTTAATATTTTATATGCCATACTACGGCCAATCGGACGATTTTTCCCTTTCCTACTCTTCAATAAATATTCTCCAACGTCTCTTCCTTCGTTAAACCACCTCAGCTCTCTTTTTAAAGATGAGGTAATTTGAATACGTTTTTGCTTCCCTGTCTTCATTTCACGCATTGAGATGTGACTTCCTTGTACATCTCCTACCTTCAGTTTTAGAATGTCGCTTATTCGTAACCCTGTATTGATTCCCATTACAAACAAAATATAGTTACGTGCATTCTTTTCTTTTAAATATTCTTTGATTTGTTGTATTTGCTCTGGATCACGTATTGGCTGAACAAAATTCATGATTCACTGCCTCCAGTTTCTTCAGTCTCATACACTTCTAATCTAAGAGCAAAAGCTAAATTATAAAATGCTCTAGCTTTAACACGTCGATACGTACGTTCACTCATGCCGATTTCGTTATACACCATGTAGTCACATACATCTTCATCTTCTAAATAGCGCTTCATGATGATGTTTCTTTGATCTTTTCCTGCACCTGCACGCCCATCACCTAAACGACTAAAAAATTGATCAATACGAAATGACATGTTCTTAACCCACTGTTCTCTTTCGCTTTGTTGTATATTCGCCATAGCAACATCTTCTAATGGCTTTCCTACATCATTCGTAGGTCCGTGATACCTCATTTCATAAGAAGGAGTGACTTTCATTTCTTCACGCATCATTCCAAACTGCCTATATAAACGTACACTTTCAAGAACACCTTCTAACTTCTCTTGTGTTGCCGCTCTATCGATTTTTGGTAAGAAAGATAATTGTTTCGTCATGTAAGACCACTCCTCGTTTTATTTTTTAATTATTTTTGTCTTATAACTCCACGTCTACGCTCATAACGCGGCCCATGCATCCCCATTAAATCTTCAATTTCACGAGTGCTTAAGTTTTCTTTTCGTTTTTTCTTCCTTTTCTTCTTTGCTTGTTTTGATTGCTGTTTCCACTCACGTAATTGATCCTTTAGCACCTTCATTTTCCCATCTCCCTTTCAAAAAGAAAGAGGACACCTATTCCTAAAACAACTATTATTGCTGCTCTAAAAATTGGTGTCCTCTAGTTTTCTAGCCGGACTATATTTTATTTTCAAGGAATTATTTCGTTGTGTTTCAGATACATTTATTGTTTTTATCGATATGCTCATTTTACTGTCCTATTTTTCATTTTAAAGAATCATTCTCCATCCGATACCTACGGCATTCAAAAACAATTCAAAAGCGAATTCACCCTGTTTTATGAGGTCGTTTTTTCTAAGAAACGAATTTTTTTGAATTTCAGCTCAGATTCATAGCACACCTAACCTTGCTTTCTAATGAAAGGATTATTTGGTTTGATTTTGCTAGCTACTCTTTTAATTGCACACTTTTGTCTTAATGCTCATATATTATCAAGAATTAAAAAAATCATCTCATAGTATTAAAGGAAAAGTATTCTTTTTCATTACTCCATTCCCTCTTTAAAGACCTCATTCAAACAGTGTTTTTTAAAGAGGGAATACATTTAAAAATCTTGGTTACACTATCAACGGGCTTGTGAATAGCCAATTTTACTAATACCCACTCTATGTCTATTACCTTGGGCCGAGCAGTTAGCAAAAAGCTAATTGCTCTTTTATATTGAGTTAATAATAAAATTTAGGTCTTATTCCTTTTCTACATCATATACTTTTAACCTAACCGTCCAGCTCAAAGTGTTACCTCCTATCTTAAAGAGCACTGATGCATGGTGCTCTTTTTTAGTTTCCTTATTTCTATAAAATGAAATCTTTATAAAAAGCTTTCTCAACATCCAACCCATGGAAACCACTTACCTTTTATGGTAACTTATTGGTACTCTCTTATGTTTTTATTTTTAAAAGGACCCGCCCCTTAATCGGGTCCTTTTAAATGTTCTCTACTAAAATAGTGGTTTTGTTCATTTATACTTCAATGATTTCAAACTCTTGCGATGTATCAGCATGCCACTTCCTAACATATTCAGCATACTATACTCTATGGAAGGATATCGTCCTGCTTTTTCCTGCTCATTCACATCCTTAAAATGATAAGCATCTGGATTATAGTTGCCGTTATGCTTTAGATACTTCTTTGTTTTCACATTTTGAATCACATACGCCATTCCCCATTCTCCTTTTCTACAAGATAACGATTTTGTTGAAATTTTTCACACTTTAACTGGACGAGCATATGCTATTCTATAAGGGTTCCCCTCTTATACAATTCTTTTTACAAAGAGCACTTATATACGGTGCTCTTTTTTATTTAAATAAAGATTTTATATAAAAACTGCACATATATTAGAAACATACATACAATAATCATGATCATCTCAGAATTAGCCATTGAGCACCTTAAAAGGTGCTCTTTGCTTTTTCAAAGGTATTCACTATTCTCATAAAACAAACATATATTTACATAGACAAGACATAGATTTTATATAGACATGTACAATTTTGTGTATGTTTTTTATTTCAATACAAAATAAGGATTTTGTTTAATTTTCATTAACCTTTTTATCCCCTTCGAATATAGTAATATCATCCAAGTGAATACCTAGGTTGCTCTGGACCAGCTTCCTGGTGTTCCTGGTGCACCTGTTACGAAGAACCCGTTTATAATCAGCGGGTTCTTTTATTTTTTTGCATATAATAACTATTTTGTTAAAAATCAGTTTTCTATCTTCACCTTGTTTTCTGTAAAATATAACGGATTTAAATCAAGAGCAGTGTAGTAAGTCCCGCCTATTTTTACTGTGTTTTTCTGACGGTTATAATCCTCTATAAGCAGCAAGGCCTTATCGTTATCTGCTGGCGTTGCAATGTCACCTTCTTTAAATTCATCTATAGCACGTCCATGCCTTTTAAATACCCTACGGCGCTTTTCCTGCGCAATTTCTTCTATAGTTGCTTTTCTATACGTTGTAGCTACTTGATAATCACCTCCACTACAATAATCCGTTTTCACATGTCCTTTACGCCCTAAATAATCAACCTCAGTTATTTTGCAAACTTCTTCAGAAGACCAAGCGACTATCCAATCACCAACTTTTAATGGTTCTATATAATCCACAAATTCTCTACTAAAGAAGAACGAAATATCAATGATTACATGCTGCTGCCATGGTAGTTTAGTATCTTTCATACTAAATTCAATTAAATTAAATTCCATGTTGTATCTGTAAAGTGATTTACCATCATCAATTACATTTGTTTTCATTCGCTCAATTGCTTCAAAACCTGTATATTTTTTCATCTTTCATTCCCCTTTCCAATCAAATAACGCTTTGGTTAAATTTCTTCGACAGTATCTAACTCATTCCAACTGATCCAACACGCTTTTGGCCAAGAAGGCTCAAAAATATCAACGAATATACTTTCATCTGTTTTGTTCTTTACCACACACTTACACTCGGAATAACCAAAGTCTGGATTAAATGTTATTATTTTGTACTTCTTCCCTATTTCAAATAGATTCATGACAAATCCTGGTACTTTCATCCCTTACACCTCGTTTTTATACAAAATTCAAATTTGGTCTTAATATCCGTTATCCTGGCGCTGGTGGTTCACTTCATTCTTTTTGTAATAACCTTGTTCAATTTCTTCAAATGTGAATCCTAATTTCTTACCTAACCCTAAAAACGAGTACAATAATTCTTCATAAAGCTCAATATCTTGAGTTGCACGAAATTCCGATATACCTTCATATACGTTGTTAAATTGATTGACTAACGTACTTGCCGTATAGACGTTTGCATTATGTTCTAATAATTTCAGGCTATATTCATTAGGATTAAATCCGATGCCATTCCCTAATGAAGCTATAAAATGAAATCCATCTACATACTCCATTAAAATTACTTCTTTTTCACTAGGTCCTTTATTGCTCCAATGCTTAAAGCATCTTGTTTCATTTGCAAGTTCTCCAATTTCAACCTGTAAAGCAAGGATCATATTGTAAAATAAATTTTGTCCTTCCAATCCATGCTCCTTAATGATTCTTGTATCTAATACCTTTTGCATTCCGAATATTTTAGTTAAGTTCATTTCCATTCGCTCCCTCACTAATTTAATTAAGCCACTCTTTTTTTCGTATCTATTAAGCAATTAAGCATGTATTCTAAACCGAACTGATCCAGTATTAATGTTGCTATTTCAATTTGATGTCTTCTTAGTTTATTTGATATATCTTCAAGGCTAAGTTGCTTCATCCACAAAGTCTTAAACTGTTCTATATCGTCCTCATTCCAAATGAAATTTACTTCTTCTAAAGCAATGTAGACGTAAGGTGGTAGTTCTTTTTTCTTTTTATTCCGAATACTTTTGTCGCCAATTTCTCCTAAACCCATTTTTCGTTTGGAGATTTTAAACTTATCCACTTGATCTAAAATAAGTGCCGCTACTTCTATTTGCTTTCTTTTAAATTTTTTAGAAATCTCTAAGAGTGTGTAATTACTATTCCAAAGATCTCGGAATTGAAATACCTCTCTTTGATCCCATAAGAAATCTACTTCTTCTAAAGCAACCTGAACTTTAAAAGCCGACATTTCGATCACTCCTTTTAAAAGCTAATTACTTTATCATTTCGTTAGAAGTAGTTTTAACATGGCCAGCCTTACCGTTAACCCAAATTACAACTTGTTCACCATAACCGCTTTCTGGTGGGTTAAAAGAAAGGACTTTTCCATCCGTCACCACATATACTTTATTACTTGTAACATCGATTTCTTTCTTCATATGTCCCTCTCCCTTTTACTACCGCATGTACTCGACAACATCAGGTTTAAATCCACTACCTAAGTAAACCCGTACCGGAATTATTTCTTTTTTATCCCTTGCTGCCTTACACAATTCTTCAGCCGTATCCCAATTGAAAAACTTATCTACAGCTCTTTGGAATCTCCAAATGGCCATTACATATTGTTCAAAGATGTCATAACGATCATCTTGTTTAGTTGTGCGTGGTAATTCATCCGTACCCTTTGCATTTCTTGGAACTTGGACACGTACATCAGCATATGTAGTGCGTCCAGTTCCTCTTTTCACATTTGCTTTCATTACATCAAACTCACAAATTGCTGGCTCTACATCGAAAATATTCAATTGTTTAGGCATGTTCCTTCACACTCTTTTCAAGAGAATTAAGTAACTCAAGTGCTCCTTCCTTACTCAAAAACATTCGGCCACCTAACAATTCGATGTTGGAATCAGATACTTTACCTGTTACAAAACATGACTTTTCTGGTTTTCTTAAAACGATGTTTTCCCCATCAACATGAAAGTCTAATGCTGTCCCTTCAGCAATACCCAAAGTTCTACGTAACTCAACTGGAATTACTACTCGACCTAGCCCGTCCACTTTTCTTACAACACCTGTTTTTTTCATACCTTGCTCCCCCCCCTCGTTAACTTACTTTTTGTTGTTTATTCCGTTGCAACTCTTGTTTCATTGATTCAAATTTGATTAACCATGCTTGCCAACGCTTATCGTTTTCTTCTTGCTGTTGCTTTGCTACTTCACAGTTACACCCTTCCGTTAGACCTACACCTGGATAAATTTCTTTACGAATAATTCCTGTATTACGGCATAATGAGCACATATTTATTCCTCCTTTTTGAAATTACGTAATCTATAATTATCCCCATGCATTTCTAACATTTCAGCGTTTTCCATCATTCGACTAAAGTCACGTTCTCCATACATTTCTGCTAATTCATCGATCGTAAAATTAGTAGTAAATAAAGTGCTTTTACCTATACGGCTATCTACAATTTCATTTGTCTTCGTTTGTTTCCATGTGACGCCCTCTTTATCTTTCTCAGTAAATTCCGCTCCAAAGTCATCAATAATCAAGACATCAACTTTTGCTAGTAGAGACATAAGCTTGTCCTCTGTCATTTCACTGTTTTTATTCCAAGTGGATTTAATTTTGGTAAATAACTTATTCATTTGAATAAACATTGCACTGTGGCCCTTTTTCATAAGTTCTTTAGTAGCCGCTACACACAAATGACTTTTTCCTACTCCATAATTCCCCGTTATTATCATGCTTGTTGGTTCCTCTTTATTGAAAGAAGCTACAAAATGCATAATTGTTTCTTTCGCATCAGCTAATTCTTTTTTCGTTGGTACATAATTTTCAAATGTAGCTTTTTTGAGTTTGTCATTTATTAAGCTGTTATCGGCAAATGAATCATACAAATGAATGATTTCATTTTTCTTTTTTATAGCCAGTGTCTCTATAGCTAATTTCTGATCTTCTTTTTCTACCGATCTACATTGAGGACAAAACTCCTCATTTGTTTCTGTATCTATCAACATGCGTTTACTGCAAATGTCTTTGAAATTTTCTTTTCCTACTAAAAATACATTCGTACATCTATTAGTCGACAATACATACCTTTGACTAGCGTTTCTTGAAGTCGTATTTGTCGATGAAGCTACTATCTTTTTGATTTCTTGCATTACTTGTCACTCCTTTTTTAGAAGTCATTTGAATTGTTAACTGATCGAACTTTTCACGTAACTTTTTAGGAGATAAGATGTTCCCTTTCCAAAATGAATCTAATTGACACCAATCAATAACATCTTTAATCTCTTCTAATTCCCTATTATCTTTTTCTCGCATTAGTCTGAAATCATTCGCCCATGTATCTAGATTGGGTGTTTTGTGTTTTGGATTATTACTTTTAATTTTTTCAAAAAGATAATTCGCTGCATTGATGTCGCAAGTTTTAAACTTGTGACGAGAAGTTTTTGGTTTCTCTGTTGTTATCTCTGTTGTATTCTCTATCTCTGTTATAGAAAGTGACATTTTGTTACTATCCAAGGTTTGTGACGTTTTGTTACTATTGATAGTGACATTTTGTAACAATCCATCGTTACAATTTGTAACTATTAAATTTAACAATTTGTCATAATCCAATTTGTAATGAACTGTAGGGGCTCCATTGGCTTTCATAGTTTTCGTTTCAATCAAATTTACACTTTTTAATTTATCTGCTGAATATTTGACTTGGCGCTTAGTTAGGCAAATTTCCGCTTCCCATTCTTTATATGATTTGTAAAAATATCCATCCGTCCGCTTACTCTTATCGCTATAGAATACAATCTGGTTAAGTAGTGTGGCAGTCGTTAAATCACCAGTAAGTTTGATAAATATTTTCGGAACAACTAGAATGTTTTCTTGTCCACTAATCTGTGAAATTAATGTCCTTATAGCTTTATAATTACTCATTCGAAATTACCTTCTTTCACAAATTGCTATATGCGATTCTCCATCATTAATAATTTTCTTAATCACATAATGTGGGTAGCCAACTCTGAAGTAGTGTTTAATCATCTTACTTAATTCCGCTTCATCATTTGCCTCTTCCCAAAATTTCTGAGGTAACAGTACTTGATAAGTCACTAAGTTTATCTGCATGTACTATTTGCTCACTTTCCGTGATATACTGATAACAAGTGTTTTTTTAAAGGGACCCATTGCCTTGGGTCTTTTCCTTTTGTTCAACATCACTCCATGCCCATGTTTTTATTGGTTCGTAAGTGATATAAAACAACCATGAACCACATGCTATTAACATTGCTAATATAGCTAATGATGTTGTATCCTCCATTATGCTGACACCCCCTTCTCTAACCAATTAAAGAATGCATCCCTTGAAACCACCTTCTTACGCCCGATTTTCATTAACGGGAATCCTTTTTGATCCATAATTTCGTAAGCTGTCCTTTTCGCTACTCCTAATATTTCTTCTAAGTGTGTTACGTTTAACATAATTGGATAATCTGTACTATCATTAGTAACTGGAATGCTATCTAACTTTTCTACAGTTATTTGCCTTTCATCTTCTTTATTGAATTGAAGTAACTCAATAGCCTCCCAAAATTCTTCATCCTTCCAACCCTTTTGAGCTGAAAACTTTGTAATTGCCAACGCGATTTGAACTGTAGAATTTTTCATTTTTTATATCTCCCTTTCTTTTTATAAAATTTTAATTTGATAATCTACCAAGCTTTCTTCTTGTATTTAAATCGCCTCCTTATCCATTTCTGGGATAATCCCTTGTTTCGTTAGAATTTCGTGGATAAAGATCCTTCCTTTTTGTGTCCAACGTGTATTCATTTTCACTGAACGACTACCATCTGAATGTGTAACATCAACTGTCTTTGATTTTGTGTATCCTTTGTTTTGATGTTTTGAGTAAAGCAACCATTGATCGTTTACTTTGTATTGAATTTTCTCTTCTTTTAAGATTTTATTTAGCCTCATTGCTGATAAACCGTAATCTGCTGCTACTTGTGAAACTGTTACTGTATCTTGCGATTGAAGAATTTGATCTAGGTATGTAATCTTTGATGCGTTTTCTGCAATCTGTTGTGTTAACATAAGATTCTTTTGTTCAGCAACCTGTCTCGCTTGTTGTTCCTGTTTCAGTTGTGATGCAAGACCGATAATTAAGTCTGGATCTTGAATTAGGGCGTTGATTGTTTTCGGCGTCATGTATGCTCCGTGTTTTCTAATAGAAGGAAGCACTTCAATAGCTAACCAATCTTGAAATTGCTCTGCAATTTCGTTGCTTGCTTTAAAAGCTAGCTTGTAAACTATCGATTCAGGTATTAGATCACCTTTCCCCACTTGTGGGGAATTTTTAGGAAGGTAAGAATTCACCCTATCCCATCTCACATACACTTTGTCATTTTTAATTCTCGCAATCCCTAAGCTCTTAGCAACTTGTTCTACATCGAACAATACTTCGCCATTTTCGAATTTTGCTGATACCTCAAAAATTTCATTTTTAAATTTTTTTAGTTGGTTCATACTTCCACTCCTCATCATTTGTTCGAAAAAATCGAACTTAACATTTAAAAAAAATCAATTTTAATATCATTAAGTTCGATTTACTCAACCTTTTTAAAAAGATCTTCCACAGGTACTGAAAATACTCTAGAAATAGCAAAAGCTGCTTCTTTACCAGGTGATTTAGTACCCTTAACATATTCACAAACCGTGCTTTTAGAGCGTTTTATCTCTTTTGCTAGTTGTATTTGTCTCATTTCATTTTCATCAAGCAAAGCTGACAATTTTTTGTTGTCAAAAATCATTTTCCTGTTCACCTCGCTTACAAGTAATACTATATCAAAAAGTTCGAAAAAAGGGAACTATTTTTTAAAAGTTTTTTAATTATTTTAAATCCATTAATTACACTATTATAATTTATTCCCTAAGAAAAGTTTGCCCTGAGCGAACTTTTATAATAAAATGAACTTAATTACTACAACACTAATGAAGTTATTTATTAACTGATCATATATAGGCTTCAATTTAAAGAAAAGGGTGGATTAATTATGCGTGGGGATAGGGTAAAACAATTAAGGAAAGAAATGAAGTGGACACAAGAAGAATTAGGGAATCGTGTGGATTTAAAGAAATCAACAATATCAGAGATAGAGAACAACAAAAAAGATGCAGGAAGAAAAGCAATTACTAAGATAGCTACTGTTTTGAATTGTACTACTGATTATTTGTTAGGATTATCTGACGATCCACAATTAAGTAGTGAACAGTATTCCGACTTACGAAAGAAATTCGCTGTATTACTTGAAAAATTAGAACAAAAACCTAAACACGAACAAGAGATGTTGTACAAAATGATGCAAGCAGCTCTCAGTTCAAATGAATAAATGATTGTTAGTATCTCACTAACAATCATTTATTTTGTTCATAATTTGTAGCTCTATGTTAGAGACTTCTTGTTTTTTATTATCATCACTTGTGATTTCCCCCATTACAAGTGTCTTCCATAATAGTTCATCCAATTTCTCTTTTTTCATTTCTAATTCTCCCCTTACATCCTTTTTTATTATATGTGAACTTTTCAAGTGGAAAGTTTTTGTTGTTTCAGCCAAAATGTTTCCATTCCCCATAAAGCAGAAATGAGACTATCAAATTGATAGTCTCATTTCTAATATATATATATTCATTACCCGCCTCCAGGGCCCGGATCAACCATGTATAAAGTTTGTTTTTGTTTTTGTTTTTTAGCGCTTTGCACCTTATCTTTCTCTGTCACCTGAAAGGCCGTGATAGAAAGATAAGCCACAGTAGCAATAGTTAAAATTGTTTTTACAAGCTTGTTTTTCAAGTGTTTCAC